CCTTACTATGTTGCTGTTTTTATAATGGCACAGTTAAGTTTTATATACGATAACTTTCTTTTTTACAATTATTTTTCAGCTAATTCCTTTTTATGGCTTGACATTATATGGGCAGATGTGTTATACTCTATAAGAGTGTTGATAGCTTGGTGGGTGATCAAGAAATTATGGGATTACATAGGCAACTACTGGATAGCAGTATTTTTAGGTGCTGAATTAACTTTTGTAGTTGACTACTTTATAATAGGAAGTATATATACATGAAGAATTTAATATTTTTTACTGGTGCTCCGGGAAGTCGATGGAGCGGAGTAGGTCAAAAAATTAGAGATAATTGGGAAGATGCTGATAATTCAGATCTAACTCCTGATAAATTATACACACACCACAAGTACAGCGGTCATAAAGGAAACTATTATGGTCCCGGAATGCTTAATGGCAATTGGCTAGATAAAAGTTTTGGTACAAAGGCTATGTGGGAAAATGAAATTAAACAAAGTTTTAATGGTGTTCCTAATTCTATAAAAACAATCCTTAGTCACAACTTTGCTTATTACTTAGATGATATAGTAAAAACTTTCCCTGACAGTAAAATAGTTTTATGTTACAGACCAGATGACGAATGTTACAAATGGTGGCATCAAGCAGGTGGCTGGGATATTTCGTATCCTAGTTATGACTGGTATAGAGATAACAGTACTATGAATTATCAAATAGCAGAACAAAATAAAGCAATACTAGATTTTTGTTATAGAAAAGGTTTAACACTAGAACAACCTGGAAAAAACTGGTTTAGGCAAAACTTTAAACGAGATATAGATTTTAATATGGATAAAGATGTTTGGGTCGCAGTTTATGGTTAAGTTTTGATACCTATTAACGGATATTCTACGTTTGACCCGTTAAAGCATTGTTGGGTAGGTTCTGGGTTTAAAGCAGAATGGTTCGATGATTTATTCCCCAAGAATAATAAAATAAGTGATCCCCTAAAGCGTATTGCTGATGAAACCGAAGAAGATTTTTTAAAATTAGTTGATATACTTGAATCTTGCGGTGTAACAACACACAGAAGTTTTTTAAACTTAGAAGGCAACGGCAAGTACAAATCATTACAAGATATTTGGCGCCCACCAATGACACCTAGGGATCATTTTTGTGTTGTAGGTGAGAAGTTATATATAGGCGATCACTTAGAAGAACTCCGCAGAAACGGCCATATGGATGTTGTTAATCAAATTGATAAAAAAGACATATATCAAAGTAAAGCAACAATGGATACGCCATGGGCAGGAGTTACACCTTTTATAACTTCAGCACAAATTTGTAGAGTGGGTAAGGATTTATTTTGGGATTCACACGAACAGTGGCAAGAAAATGCTCCTCCTGATGTAGAAAGCGAATTAATAGAAAAGTGGAACAAAGAAGGATTTAGAGTACACAGATCGGATAGAGGTTATCATAGTGATGGTGCTTTTTGTGTAGTTAAACCCGGATGTATTGTTTCATTAAATGACGTACAAGATTATTCTAAAGAATTTCCCGGATGGGACGTATTATATCTTCCTGACCAATCGTGGCCAAAACTCGACCCATTTTTACAAATGAAAGAAAAGGTTGGTGGACGTTGGTGGTTGAAGGGTGAAGAACACAACGACCAATTAATACAATTTGTGAATACATGGTTAACTAATTGGGTAGGTTATGTAGAAGAAACAGTTTTTGATGTTAACATGTTATCTATTGATCAAAACACAATCATATGTAACAATTATAACAAAAAAGTGTTCGATCATTTTAAGAAGCATGGTGTAGAACCGATTATATTTAATTTTAGACATAGATATTTTTGGGATGGCGGAATCCATTGTATAACACAGGATTTATATAGAGAAGGCAAATTAGAGGATTACATTGGATAACAACACAGTAACTAACTATTTTAAACACAATTGGAAGAGGCAAAAAATGGATAAAAATACAGTAAACAAATATTTTGGTAAAACGTGGAAACCAGACTATAAGCATTATGAACATAGTGGTTGGGCATTGTTAGACAAAGTAGCAGAACATGAAACAGTATTAGATATTGGATGCGGGTTTCATTTATTCAAACCGCATTGGGGTGAAAGAGTTTATGGGATTGATCCTGCTAACGAAGAAGCAGACGAAGTAGTAGGAATTATGGAATTTCAAACTGACAAGCAATGGGACGTTGCTATTGCTTTAGGAAGTTTAAACTTTGGCACAGCAGAAGATGTTGAACCACAAGTTGAAAAAGCAGTTAGTTTAGTTAAGCCTGGAGGACGTATCTATTGGAGACAAAATCCAGGAATTGGAGATCATCCGTGGAAAGGTGTAGAAGAAATACAATTCTTTCCGTGGACTTTTGATCTTAACTACGAATGGGCTCAAAAATATGGCTGTGAAGTAGTAGAGTGTAAATGGGATGCCAAAAGTGATCGGATTTACGCTGAATGGCACAAAGGCCAATAAAAAGGTTGACATTGTCCTACTTCTAAGTTATAATAACTTGTTAACTGAAAATTTAACAGCGGAGCCAGTTTTATTATTACTTTTTAGTTAGAAGTGATAAATATAACGTTAGGGCATAATTGGAATTATGTTTTATCAAGGCAAAAACAACAAAGGCACATAGGAGGCATACATCATGGCAACACTAGCCGATATACGAGCTCGGTTACAAGCTCAAGAAACACGCCAATCAGGCAGTAACACAGGTGGAGATAACGCAATCTTCGCTCACTGGAATATCCAAGAAAACGAAAGTACTACATTAAGGTTTCTCCCTGACGGAGATACTAGTAATACATTTTTCTGGGCAGAACGTCAAATGATTAGATTACCTTTTCAAGGTATTAAAGGCGACGTTAACAGCAAACCACTAACAGTACAAGTTCCTTGTATGGAAATGTGGGAACCAATTGGTTCATGTCCTATCTTGACTGAGGTTCGTCCTTGGTTTAAAGACAGCTCACTAGAAGACATGGGTCGTAAATATTGGAAAAAACGTTCATACGTATTCCAAGGATTTGTTAGAGAAAATCCTATACGTGAGGATGCTACCCCCGATAATCCAATTAGGCGTTTTATTATGGGACCGCAACTCTTTAATATTATTAAAGCAAGTTTAATGGATCCTGAAATGGAAGAATTACCAACTGATTCTACAGCTGGTTTAGACTTCCGTATAACAAAAACAACTAAAGGTGGATATGCTGATTATTCAACATCTAAATGGTCTCGAAAAGAATCGCCATTAAGTGCTGAAGAACAAACAGCAATTGACACACATGGATTGTTTAATCTAAATGACTACTTACCTAAGAAACCATCAGAAACTGAACTAGCGATTATCAAACAAATGTTTGAAGAATCGGTTGATGGTAAGCCATATGACGCTGAAAAGTTCGGCGCTTATTATCGTCCAGCAGGTGTTAGTGCTCCTCAAAAAAGTACATCTATTCCTGCTCCGATTACAACAGCGGCTCCAGTTGTTGAAGCAGTAGCGGCTCCAGTTGTTGAAGCAGTAGCGGCTCCAGTTGTTGAAGCGGCTCCAGTTGTTGAAGCGGCTCCAGTTGTTGAAGCGGCTCCGGTAGCGACAACTTCTGCTAAAAAGGCAGATGACATCTTAGCAATGATTAGGGATCGTCAAGCAAAGTAATCTTAATAAGATCGTGTAACAGGCTTCGGCCTGTTATACTTTCCAACAATCGAGGAAGGCAATTATGGCAAGACCATTTGACGTAAGTAAATTTAGAAAAGATATAACAAAGTCCATTGACGGATTAAGCATTGGATTTCATGACCCGACTGATTGGGTATCAACAGGTAACTATTGTTTAAATTATTTAATTAGTGGAGACTTCAATCGAGGTGTACCGTTAGGTAAAGTAACTGTGTTCGCTGGTGAATCAGGAGCAGGTAAGAGTTACTTTGCGGCAGGAAATATTGTAAAAGCCGCACAAGAACAGGGCATCTTTGTAGTACTAATTGATTCGGAAAATGCTTTAGATGAATCGTGGCTCCACGCTTTAGGAGTATCTACAGAAGCAGACAAATTATTAAAACTATCAATGAGCATGATAGACGACGTAGCAAAAACTATTTCAACATTCATGAAAGATTACAAATCTATGGAGCCTGAAGATCGGGCTGAAACAAAAGTAATGTTTGTAATTGATTCGTTAGGTATGTTATTGACACCAACAGATGTTGATCAATTTGAGGCAGGAAACATGAAAGGTGATATGGGTCGTAAGCCTAAAGCCTTAACATCTCTTGTTCGTAATACGGTTAATATGATAGGTGCTTATAATGTAGGCATGGTATGTACGAACCACACTTATGCTTCGCAGGATATGTTTGATCCTGATGATAAGATATCAGGTGGTCAAGGATTTATCTATGCTAGTTCTATTGTAGTAGCAATGCGTAAACTTAAACTTAAAATTGACGAAGATGGCAACAAAACAACCACTGTTCAGGGAATTAGGGCCGCGTGTAAAGTAATGAAAACTCGTTACTCTAAACCGTTTGAGGCAGTACAGGTTGAAATACCATACTCAACAGGAATGAATCCGTATAGTGGATTACTTGAGATGTTTGAAAAGAACGGTATTGTTAAAAAAGATGGCAACAAGTTAAAATACATTTCACACGCTGGCGAAGAAATTAAAGAGTTTCGTAAGCAATGGACAGGCGAGAGACTTCAGATAGTAATGGACGATATCATTTCTGGGGAAAAATCTGTTACAGATGATAAAATAAGTAGTGTTCAAGGAGAAAATCCTGAACACATTGAAATTGAACTGGAGAAAAAATGATAGAATCAACAGACTTTCTTGTGGAATCTTGGAGGGTTTTACAAGAATATGTGCCTGATAAAGATAAAGCAAAAGCAGGCGAACATTGGATACAGATATTACAAGATAACGGGGTAGAAAAAGAAACACTAGAAGCGTTAGCTGAATCAGATGATATTCTTGTAGGCCCTGTTAATGAT